CGGACGTTGCCGAACTAGGAGGCGAAAGCCGGGTCCAGCGCGATGTCCGACGGCACATAGCCGCCGCGCAGTACCAGCGCGTCGGCCTTGTCCACCGGCACATACGGCTTCTCTGTGGTGCCGTGCGCCACCGTGTTCGGGGTGTCGGACAGCTTCTCGGTCATCGCGGTGACCGGCGCCCCGCCGGTCGGGTTGATCCCGTGGAACACCCCGAAGTCCAACGCGCGGGACAGCGCCGGCTGAATTTGGATCAAAATCATCTCGATGGCCTGCAGCTGGATGTCCTCGTTGGCCCACTTGACCTCCTCGGTCCACCGCACCGTTTTGTGGAACTTGAACGGGGTCACCGTCTTAACGGTCGGCTCAATGGTGGTCGGCCCCTTATCGGCGCCCTCCCCGACGTACTCGGCCTCGCCGATGGCGAACGTCATCGTCTGACCGGGCCCGAACCGCATCGGCGTAGCGCCCGACAGCGTCGCCACCGTCGACCCGTAAATCACTTTTCCCAACCACGGATCCAGAATCTGATTCGGCAGCTGCAGCTGCCCGGTGTTCAAAACAGGCATATCGCCTTCCTTCGGTTAGTCGCTGCGACCGAACAGACTTCGAGCGAACTCGTGCATGTCGCCGGTTACTGCAGCGTCGGGGTTGCCGCCCTCGCGGGTGACGACGGTTTTCTTCTTGCCGCGGGGCCGCTCGAGCAGCCGCGCCACCTGCTTCAGCAATAGCTCCGGGGTGTCACCGGTGAGTAGCAGCTCGGCGTCGTCTGCGTCGATCTGGTGCAGCGTCACCATGTGCTCCTTCAGCGCCGCCGCGACAGCTTTCGTCACATTGGCCCGCAGTTCTGCGTTCTCCGCCCTCTGCGCCGCCAGTGACCTCACGAGTGGATGGTCAGCTGGCAGCTGCACGGGCGTGGTCGCCGCTGTATCGACGACTGGGGGTGCAGGTGTTGGTGCTGGGGCCTCTGGCGCTACCGGGGGCACCGGTGGGGCTGGCGCTGCTGGCGTCAAGCCTGTGATGGTGACAACGCTGGGACTCCCGGCGTCGTCGGGTGCCGCCACCGGCGCTACCGGTGGGGCCGTAGGCGTCACCGGCGCTACCGGTGCAGCCGAGGGGGTCGTCATGCGGTTCTCCCAGGTTTCTGGTTAAACCCCGCGACGAAGCCCGTCGAGGGGCAGCTTACTGCCTGCTCGTGGTAATGGGTGCGCCGTTTGCGCGCCCGGCGAGCTGTATTTGATCCGGCGGAGCCGGCGGGGGGGTCGCCTTCGCCGCCATCACCCGCTGGATCTGCCCGCTGTCCAGCCCTAGCAGCTCATAGCCGACATCGGTACCGGCCAGCGACGGGACGGCGGCGAGCTGCTTCATCCCGGCATCCGCCTGCGCGGCCCGCGACAGATAAACCGGATTGCGCCAGCGCACCCCGATAGACACCCATTTCGGCGGGATCTCGGTCAGCCCGTTCTTCATCGCCAGCGCGCGGGTCATGGTGCGCTGCAGCGCCGGCGTCCAGTTCTCGGTGGCCTGCTCGGCCAGCGCGATCAGATCCTCCCGGGACGCGATGTAGGACTCGGCGCTGGTCGGGTTGCTCATGTCCGACACCCCCAACGAGGTCAGCGGGATCGACGTCTCCCCGGCGAACTGCTGCGCCTGCGCCTTCAGCTGATCAATGTGCGGCTGCGGGGACGCGGCCTGAAACTGTTTGATCTCGGCGCGGGCCAGCGATGGCTCGGTCTGCTCGTCGTCGTCGGGGATGCCCTTGATCCGGCCCAGCATCACCTGCCACGCCGGTTTGACGCTGCCGTCGCTGTTTTTGAACACCGAGTTGTCGGCGCCCAGCATCCACATCTCGGGGAAGCTGAACACGTCGGCGTGGCCCTCCATCCGGATCATGGTGCGCATCGCCGCGTCGTGATACCCCATCACCACCCTGGAAATCCGCGAGCAGCCCATCGGGCGCTCCACGGTCCGCTTGAACACCAGCGGCTCCACCGGCACCCCCCACGGGTGTTCGCTGCGTTCGGTGGTCCACTTGCCGGCCTCGCGTTCGGCCTCGATGGTTTCCCCATCCAAATACAGCACCAGCCCGTCCACCTCGCCGTCGCTGTCCCGGCGGGTGATGGACAGCAGGTTGTCCATCCGGGACAGCCGCTCGTTCCAGTCGCCGGTCGCGTTGATCGCGTCCTTCACGTGGATCAGCACGTCGGGTTCCGCGTCGTCGCCCTCTTCGGTGATCAGGAACGCGCACGCATGGATCAGCGACGACACGCTCGAGGCGTACAGCTTCACCCCCAGCATGTTGTCCGCCCACACCTGGTCGACCCCGAGGCTCCCCAGGTCGCCGTCGGGCCAATAAAAGCCGTCCAGGTTGCAGCGCTGCGCCAGAATGTCGACCGCCTTCGCCGACCAGCCGACAATCACCCCCAAGTTGAAATATTGCGGCGGGATGACCGGGCTGGCTTGCCGGACAAGCCTTTTCCCGTCGTAATACGTCGACCGCAGCAGGTTGCGGGGCAGTTTGGCGCCCAGCTGCGCCAGCAGCCGGTTCAGCAGCCGCTCCTCGTCATCGGACAGCCCGGGCAGGCGGATCGCGCTGGGAACCTTCGGCTTTGCTTTCGCCCTTGTCACCATCAGAGCACCATCGCGTCTCGTGTACGTCCGGTCCGGGTGCCGCGGGTGCGGACCTTGGCGCTGTTGAGCACCAGCCGGCGCCCCAGCTGCGCCCCGATCATGCACACCGCCAAATCGACCAGCTTGCTCGAATCCCGGGTTTCTTTGCCTATCGAGGTGCCCCAGCTGTTGGCGCGCCGGCGCGCGTTGTGCACGTGCAGCCGCAGCGCCGGGTCGCCATCGTGGGTCAGGGTGTGCGCCTCGTCGATCCACGCCGCGCACAGCTCAGCCATCTCGGTGAACCCGCGTAGCCGCTCGGAGGAGCCGCGCTCGGAGCGCCGCATGTCGAAGCGGACCGCGTTGCTGCCCGGGGTCGCCCACAGCGGCAGCTTCCGGCGGTAATCGCGGTGCCACACATCGATCAGGTCCGCCCAATACAGCGCCTCAGTCTCATCATCCAAAGCCGGCGACGGATCCACCCCGAACCACAGCACCCGATACCGGGCGAACGCGGCCCGCACCGCAGCATCGACTTCCTCGCGGGGCACCAGCCACGTCTTCCCGCGCCCCCCGCGCGGCGACTGCCACACCCCCAGCATGATCACGTGCCCATCGGACAGCCGCGCCGCGACCAGCCCCGTCGAATCCGACGATTTGGAGCAGTCCAAAAACATGGCGATCTGCTCCCCGTCAACCACCTCGAACTCGGGGCGGGCCAACGCGTCGAAGTTCCGCGGGTCGATCCAGGCGTCCTCGCGGACCGCCAGCCCGTTCAGGTAGTACCGGATCGCTTCGGTCGGTGAGGTCCGCGGATCCCGCACCTCGTCCATCAGCCGCTCCAGATCCGCCCAATCACTGTCGCTGTAGGCCTGCCCGAGCGCGGCGCGCAGCTGCGCCTCGTCGAAGATCGACAGGTTCGGATCGGCCTCGATGCTGTCGTAGAGGATGTCGCGGCGCAGGTTCGGATACTTGCCGGATTCCTGCTTCTGCCAGCCCTCGAACGAGCGCTCCGCGGTGGAGTCGGTGCCCATCGCGTGCGCGTTGGTGTACTCCACCAGCCGGGCCTGAATGTGGCGCGGCGACTTGCCGACGTTGCGCCGCGCCACCGCGGTCACCTTGTGCCCGCCCGACGTCTGCGTCATGTGCTGCGACTCGTTCAAAATGATGAACGACGCCGGGTCGCCCTCGGTCGATGCTTCGCTGGCGGTCAGCACCTCGAACCGGCCGCGGCCCTTAAGGATCGTGCGGGTTTCCCCGCAGTCCAGGTCGTGCCACGCGCGGGCTTCGCGGCCCCACATCGCGTTCGCGATCCGCAGCGTGTCTTTCGACTGCGCCTCGCTGTTGGACGCGATCTGCACCAGCGGCATCCGATGCGGCCGGCCCACCCACCGCCCGTCCTCGAGCACCAGGTGCGCGGGCCCGGCCAGCTCGATGTTGCCGTGCGCGGCGGCGATGTAGTCCTTCCCGGTACCCTTGCTGCCGCGTTTCACCCCGGATCGGTAATGAAACCGGCCATGCTCGTTGAACCAGTACCACAGCACCAGAAAACGTTTCTGACCTGGCGTGAACTCCCACGCCGCTCCGGTCAGCGGGTGAATCAGGCCCGGCCCGAACAGCTCATACTCATCGTCGGACAGGCGCCATTCTGCCCACCGAATCAGCAGCGGGCCCAGCGACGACGCCGCCACCTCCCGGCGCCGATCCCGGGCCGGCCACGGCAGCGTGCACCACGCGCCGCCCGCGTCGATGCGGTAGCCGGCCGGCTGGTCGGTGCGCTCCGGGGCCGCGGTCGTCATGTCAGGATCGCCGCCATCACAGATCCCGGTAATCGTCGGCCGACACCACCACCGCCAGCGGCTTTTTCGGCGGGTCCACATACCGGATCCGCAGCGCGATCCGCCCATCATGCGTCGTGCCCATCACCTTCTCCCGGGCCCGCAGCTCCCCAGCCGCCCGGGTATCCCCCAAATAGAACCGCTGCGCCACCTCCGCGGTATCCAGCGCATGCCCCCATTCCGCCGCCGCCCAGCGCGCCGCCTGCGGCATCGCCTTCCACCCCGCCCACTTCACCAACACCCGCCGATGCCACCGTTCGCCGGTCGCCGAGCGCGCCGGCAACCGCGGACCCGACCGGTTCGGCACGTTCGGGATATCCGTCCACGGCTGCACCCGCGGAACCCGGGTAACAGCTTCCCCGTCAGGCTTCGGACGCGCACCAGCGACCACAGCAGCCCCTCACCCGCACTCAACGTGAAAACTGTTGGTACTCAACACCTTTGGCGCGCGAAATCCGTTGTCGCTCAACACTTTTCGTCCCCCAAAAATTCTGTACGGGCTGGCAGGCGGACGGTCAGCCGTGGCGAGTGTCTAGGGGGGTAGGGGTGACCCCCCCTCCCCCCAATTCTGTTGCGCCGCAACAACTTTCGGTCACCAATCATGTTGTGCCGCAACAACTTTGGTTGGGTGCGCTGCGGCGTGTTCACGAGCCGGCCTCTACACACTGCGGGCACATGTGCCCCCATTCGTCGGCCGGGTGATTCGCCGGGCGCCCGCACAGCCGGTCATCGCCCAGCTCGCATTCCTGCCAGCACAGCGGCGCCGGGTCCCCGTCGATACTGATCAGCCCCGACAGAATCCTCATCATGAGCCGGCCAGCGCGGTGTTGCGGGCGGGCGGGTCCTGCGCGGGCACGATGTAGTACGCGCAGCCGCACGCGATGCCGGTGGCTTGGATGATCTGGGTGCATTGCCCGTTGAGCCCGGTGTGATAGAGCCCGCCGTCGTCGCGTGTATGGCCGCACACGGGGCACACCTCGGTGTAGGCGAGGCAGCCGCAGGTGTGTGAGGGTTCTTGGCATGGCCCGGTGCCGTCGAGGTGGTCGGGCATGTAGTGCCCGCATCGGCAGTTGGGTGCGCTGTGCGTTTGGGTGGTGGTGGTGAACCGCGACGGTTGCCAGAGCTTGCGGCGTTCGGGTCGGGTCATGACGCTCCTGTCAGTCCGGGGTGCGGTGTCGGTGCCCGGTGGCGTCCTCTGGTGAGCTGCAGCGCGCGGGCGTCGATGCCGGATTGGCGGGCGTGGCACGGTGCGCAGACCAGCCGTAGTCGGGCTGGGTCGTTGGCTGCCGGGTCATCGCGGGCGATCCCCAGCTCGTAGAGGGGTGGATGGTGGTCGTACTGCCACGGGCCCGCAGGGTTGCAGATGTCGGGGTAGCCGAGCTGGCAGACCTTGTCGCGGGCCTTCACCGCGCGTTTCACGTGGGCGGGGATCGCCGAGCCGGGGCCGCCGTTGCGCCACATCAGCGTGGGGCGGGTACTTTGTGGCCGGCCGCTCGGGCCTTACTGAGCGCGATGGCCCGGCCCTGCTTGGCCGCCTTCGCCTTCGCGTTTCTGCCGTGGTACACCTTGCCGCCGCCGCCGCCCTTGGCGCCGCGGTAACGGTAACCACCCTTAGCTTTCCCAACAGGCATCACGCGCCTCCCTTCATGTCACCGACAGCTCGGCGTGCCACACGTCGTCGCCCTCCTCGGACACCCACGCGACGTGCTTGATGGTGCGGGCCTTCCCGCCGATGTGGACGGTGTCCCCGACGGTGGGCACCTGGCCCATGTCGACCCACACGGTCTGCTCCCCTTTGTGCGGATACCACGTCAGCGCCACCCTCATTTCACTTTCACCGGGATACGTTCCACGGTGGACAGGTCGACCAGCGTGGCGTCCGGGGGTGCGGCGAACCGGAACGCGTCGATCTTGCCTTCGCGTTCGTCGACGACCACATGGTCGAACGTCACCAGATAGGTCAAGTTGGCGAGCTGCAGGTCGGGGGTGTTCGCCGGCAGCGACACCTGCGTGCCGTCGATGTTGAGCACCTGCCCCAGGTCGGGGTTGGTGCGGGCCCTAAACGGGCGCAGCCGGTAAATGACATGATCGGTCGCCGAGAACACCTGCTCCACGCTGGGGCTGAAGTACACGAACGACGAAATGTTCTCGATGTCGGGTTCGCCCTCCAGGTCGGTGGCATCCGACACGACAGCCTGGAACTTACCGACGACGGGGAACATGGTCAGCGGCATGGTCAAAAGCGTAACCCCGTGAATCACAGGTGTGTAGTTCTGGTTGGGGCAGGTCAGGCCATGCGGACGGTGGGCATCATCAGGCGCCGGTAGGCCCCATCATGGCGCCTTGTCGCCCCACACATCCCGGCTAACGATGCCCTGATACCACTCGCCGCCGGCGCGGGCTTTCACCTCGGCCAGGTCGCGGCCCAGCATGACGATCTGCAGCGCCTCGACGTCGGCGCCGGCCGGCCGGACATCATCGACGGCTCGGGCGATCTGCTCGAGGGTCATCGCCGGCGCCAGCCCCATTTCGGTGTCGCTGCCGGCCGGCAGCTGCCGCACCGCTTGCAGCTTGCCCTCGAGGTTGTCGATGGCGTCCAGGTATTGGGCGGTGCTGCCGTTGTCGGCGTAGTGCGCCAGCTCGCGGGCCGCCTTCTGCAGCGCGCGGTGCACATCGACCGGGTCGTCGTCGCTCATATCGTGCCGAATCGACCGAAGTTGGGCAGCACTGGGTCGCCGTCGAGGCGCCCCCACAGGTGCAGCACGTTGTCCTTGATGTTGATGTGCTCCCCGCTGGGCACGAACACCTGGTAGGCGTGGCCGTCGCCGAACACGCCGTGGTGCATCCGCTTGAGGTCGGCGTAGCTCGGGTACCGGTAATCCAGCTCGTAGCTCATCGAAGCGTGAACCCAGTCCACGCCGGGCTCGCTGTCGGGATCTAGGGACACAATCACCTTCATCCCGCCCGGCCCGAAGAACCACCAGGCGTCTTCGCCCCACGGCTGCGGGGCCTGCCAATACTGGCCGAACCGCTGCTGCATCGCCTTCACATCGAGGCGGTCGCGGCGTAGCACCGGATCGTGCTCGCTCATCGGGCCTCGGCCTCCTCCATGCT